ATAGCATCGATCAATTTTGGTCGGACGTAAAAGAAAATTCTTCGGAAGATGTAAAGAACGACAGACTGACGCGGATTTATGAAAAATCAATCAATCTTGCAGTCGAAGCGATCAAGATTGCAGCAATGGCGCGAAAAGGAATTTTAAGCAGCTACCAGAAAGGAGATCCGGCGCATGGAGAAACGACAGAGAATTGAAGAAGCATTGAAAGAAATCGGGATCTATACCGTGGAAGACTTAAACAGAGCAATCAAAGAAGAAAAACCGCTTGATTTGGGGATCATGACAGGACAGGCGGCAGCAATGAGAAAGGCGGGCTAAAATGGATACAAAGGGAAATCGAATCATAGCCGTTGATTTTGACGGAACACTACATACGGGAACGTGGCCGGAAATAGGCGACGTAAACATGACCGTTTTCAACTTCTGCCGGAATGAACAGTTGAACGGATCGCGCCTGATACTCTGGACAAACAGAGACGGGGAACAGTTGGAAGACGCGGTGGCGTGGTGCAAAGAACGCGGGCTTGAATTTGACGCGGTAAACAAAAATCTGCCGGAACTGATCGAATTATACGGGAACGACTGCCGGAAGATCAATGCGGATATTTACATAGACGACAAGGCAGTAAATCCAATGAGAAGACGGCAGATCGCCGGACTCACATCATTAAACCCGTATGACAACCCGACAGATCGGGAAGCATTCGCACAGATCCAGAAGCAGAAAGAAGCAGAAAGAAAGGAATCTAACCAAAATGAAGAAACTGAAAAGAATTCTGAAAGCGATATCCAGACGGAAAAGACAAGAGAGACTGAAACGTAACTATAAAAAGTATTCTTTACAGATCCCGCGCCTGATGAAATCAGAAACGACAATGGAACTTGATTTCGCGGCCGGATATCTGATCGGGCAGTTCGAAGCCGCCTACGAATACGGGGAGCTGTCAGAAAAACAATACGACGAACTGACACAGATCGTTAATTATATCCACGAAGGGGAAAGGCAAAAAAAGGAAAATGAATAAAAGAAAAAGCGGATTACAGAAGATAAAAACTTCTGTGATCCGCCTTTTCGAACGATATCGAAATCTAACCAAAACCATAATACACCCGGAAGGAGTGAAAGTCAATGATAAAACTATATGAAGAAAGCGAGCTGAAAAGACTGACAACATCGGAAATTGACAGAATGAAAGACGACACGGTTTTTATACAGATCAGCGAAACGAAATTTGAAAGAAAAAAAAGATTCTGAATACGATCGTTATTACGACGCCTATTTATGCGAAGTGATAGACCGCGACAAATACGAAAGAAGAACCAAAACGGGACAATTAAGGAAGCTGAAAAAGAAGATCCATAAATTAAAGGAAGAGAAAGACAATCTTTCGAGAAGGTTAGACACGACCACGGCAACCGCAAGAACAGAGACACGCGAACGTCTGGAAGCGGAAGGAGCGATCGAAGAAATGAAAGCCGGGTTCAGGGAACTAGAACGCGTGTTCGGAGACTTGCCGCCGGAGATCGTTTCGTTATACAGAATACCAGATCGGGAAGGGCAAAAACACGAACGCGTGTTTCTTCTATATATAAGAAAGAAATCTTAACCGTCCTTGTAATGGGTATTAACAAATCAGACACTATTGTTTTTATATATAAAATAAATACATACATGGACGGGAAGGGGGGATTCTATGAAGCAGAAACGAAGCTATGATAACTACGACTACAACGAAGCGTATCAGTATGATCTTGACAAAGAGATAGAGAAGACAGCAAAAGAGAAGTTCAGACGAGAGAATCCCCTGTTGATAGATTTCGAAGAGCGGTGGAAGGAACAGCAGGCAAAACTTGAAGAATGGGAATACGAACGACTGCTGAAAGAAGGGAAGGTGGAAAGCCTTTACAGAACATCAACGATCAAGTGTAAAAACATAAAATCCGGGAAAGAGATTGCGGAAGTGATGATTTATCCGTCTTTCTATAACCGGGCAGATATGCCACACACGAAGAAAAAGAGAGAAACGAAGCCGTCACAAAGGAATCTGAACGACAAGAACGCCCGCCGATACGTGATCCGCCTTGCGAATATTAATTTCGGTTCAGGGGATATTTGGGCGACGTTCGGGTGGGACGATCGCTACATACCGGAAGACATAGAGAGAGCAAAAAAGGACGTGACGAATTTTATCAAGCGAGTGAACCGCAAGAGAAAGAAACGCGGGTTCGATAACATGAAATATATCTACGTTCTGGCGGTGGACGATTACACACGCCCACATTTTCACATACTCATGAGCGGCGACGGCGTGGATCGCGACGAATTAGAAGCAATGTGGGGGAAATGCAAGCGACCGAACACACGCCGGGTAAAACCAGACGAAGATTTCGGAATAACAGGCCTTGCGACCTACATTTCCCAAAATCCGCACGGGACAAAACGGTGGTGCAGTTCAAAGAACCTGAAAAAGCCACCAGAGCCGACAAGATCATACCGGAAATTCAAGAAACGCCGTGTTGAGAAAATGGCAAAGGATCACGAAACACTGAAACAGAGCCTTGAAAAAGAATACGTGGGATATCGCTTTTTAGACGCCGAAGTGAAGTTCAACACAGTGACAGCCGCGTTTTACATATACGCAAGAATGACAAGAGACTGAAAGGGGAGATCAAATGGCGGTCAAATTACAAAACATGAAAAATTCAGAGATCACGGAGCAGATAAAACTTTTTAACTGGGCGCGGTCGGTCCGGGAATTCATACCGGAATTAAAATTATTGCACCATATCCCGAACGAAGGGAAGCGGACGAACGGCGCATTGCTGAAAGCTGCCGGAATGGTATCGGGCGTTCCCGACCTATCACTTCCAGTAGCGCGCAGGGGATTCAACGGTCTGTACATCGAAATGAAATTCGGGAATAACAAGCCGACAAAAGATCAGGTCGAATTTATGACCATGTTAAAAGATCAGGGCTATAAAACGGCCGTTACATATTCAGCAGAAGAAGCGCGAAGTCTGATCCGGCATTATCTGGCACGGGCAGACAACTTCGATCTGGTTAATTGCGAGGAAGCCCAGAAAATATTCGGGTGTTGCGAAGGTATCGAAGCAGACTGGACACCGTGCGCGAACTGTGAACTGTACAAGAAAAATAAACAGCCGGAATGGTAGGAAGGAGAAAAGACAATGTTTGTAAGATTAAGAGATTTTAAAAGACTGATAAAAGAAGCCTACACGGGAGCGGGCTTATACGTTGCGCGCCGAGGAAACCAGTTGCTTTTCGGCGGCTCATACTGGGCGATCGCCACGACGAAAGAATCACTGGATAAAAAGGCACTGGCAGCAGTGATCGAATTAACGGGAGAAATGCCGGAAGATGGGGGGGGCTTTCAAGGCGACGAAGGAAGCCAACCAATACGAGATCAACGAAGTACACTGGAATTTAATAGACGCGACGGAGCAATACGAAGACGAAGAAGAGAAACTGACAGTGACGCGCCTTGTATTAAACAAACACCCATACGGTCAGACCATGCGGATTCTACAGGCAGAAGACGGACGGGTGGACGTACTGGGAGAAGGGTTTATACAGGCAATCGATCCGGCATCAATGAACACCGATTACGAATACGAGATCGAGGGACCGTTTATCAATCGCCGTTTCCCAAAACAGGTATATTGGAAAAGCGAAGCAACAACCCTGACCGCCTTTCTGTACGACCGCGACGATATGAAAGAAAAAGATCTTCTGGACTATTTGCAGAATACAAAAATCGAAGGATAAGGAGAAACGGCCATGGCGTATAAACTGGATAAAAACACAAAAACGATCGTCCGGGCAATCATGAAGGATCAGGAGAAGCGAGACAGGAGAAAACACACCGGGCAGTATACGGCGTTCGACCGACGGGCAGACAAGGCAATCAAAGAAGCAAAAGAGAATATCGGACTGCAAGGATTCACGGGAAGCACACGCGATCAGGTTATCGGGAAGATCTGTCAGAGTTTGAAGGACAATACGCCGTGGGAGTTGCTAGGAGAAACGTATTGTTGCCGTCGCCTATTCTACGAATACCGGAAAGAATTCTGTTATCACGTCGCCGCGTCAATGGATATGATCGGCAGCAGTAGGAAGACAGGTCAGAAATGAACAGCGACAGAAGATAGAATGGAGAGTGACAAGTGGCGAAAGAATATGCAAAAGCCTTTTACAATTCCGAAGCATGGAAGAAGACACGGAAAGCATACTACGACAGCAAGGGCGGAATGTGCGAGCGTTGTCAGAAAGAATTCGAAGAAGGCAAACGCAGCTTGAAAGAAGTCAACGTCGGAACGATAGTGCATCACAAGATATGGATCACGCCGAAGAATATCAACGATCCGAACGTCACGTTGTCGTGGGATAATCTGGAAGTCGTGTGCGACGAACACCACAACACAGAGCATCACGGCAAGCCGAAGCGATACAGGTTCGACAAGGACGGCAATATCATTCCGACAAAATCATTTTCCTGAAAATCAAAAACAGATCAGCCAAAAAAACAAAACGAAATCGCGAAAAGCGCGCCAACCACTCCCCCCCGGTGGTACAAAAATTTTTTACCAGAAAGAACCGAGGGAGCTAGGTAAAAAAAACTCTCCGCAGGCGCGCGCACGTGAGAGAGGGGTGTAAATGCATGGATTTAGAGAAAGATAGAGAGATAAAACCAGAAGAAGATCAGGCTTTACCGGAGTTATTGGAACTTCTGGGAATATTCAGAGATTTACCGGAAGCACGAAAAAAGAACCTGAAAACGAGACTGAAAAAAGAAGCAGCGGGCGAGATTTTAACCGAAGCAGAGGTCGAAAAGGAACGAAAAAAGATCATGGAATTGTTCAAGGGCGTTGAGGACGACCGGAAAAAGAAAATGATCGAACGCAAGGTAAAAGAAATGGCTTTTCAGGCCGTGGCGATCCGGGAAGCGAAATACTCAATCATGACAGAAGGGCTAAAAACCGAAGTTGTCAACGGCTCACAAAGATACATGAAAGAGAATCCGGCAGTTACAACCTTTGACAAATATTCGCGGGCGTATAACTCAAATATCGACAAATTGATCGAGTATTTACCACAACAGCAGACGGAGAAAATAAGCAAGTTGGCAGCGTTCAGAAATGCATAACGTATATGTGAATTACATTGTCGAATATCACGACAAGATCGAACGCGGGCAGATCATAGCGGGAAAATGGATAAAGAAAATTTATAAAATCCTAGTTGACGGCATAAAATCCGGCGACTGGGATTTTGACGCAAAAAAAGCAAATAAGGCAATCCAGTTTATCGAAGATTTCTGCCACCACTCAAAGGGACGGAATGACCTTTTCAAGTTGGAACTATGGCAGAAAGCTATTGTTTCGGCAATTTTCGGAATACTGGATAAAAAGACACATAGACGGCAGTTTCGGGAAATCTTTCTTTTAGTCGGACGTAAGAACGGGAAAAGCCTTTTCGCGGCGGCAATTATGGCATATGTGGCGTATATCGACGGAGAATACGGCAGCGAATTATATTGTCTTGCGCCGAAACTAGATCAGGCTGATATCGTGTATGACAGCTTTTACAAGATCACACAAGCGGAAGAAGAACTAGCAGAAGTGACAAAGAAGCGGCGATCTGATATCTACATAGCGGAATTAAACACCACAATTAAAAAGATCGCGTTCAACGCAAAGAAGGCGGACGGCTTCAACCCGACCATGACGACCAACGACGAAATGGAAGCATGGCCGGGCGATCAGGGCTTGAAGCAGTACGAAGTTATGGTATCAGGTACAGGAGCGCGAACGGAGCCGATCACGCTTTCTACATCGACCGCCGGATATGTCAACGACGGAATCTTCGACGAACTGATGAAACGATCAACAGCTTTCTTGAAAGGATCGAGCAAAGAAAGACGATTGCTTCCGTTCCTGTACATGATCGACGATCTGGAAAAGTGGAACACAAAAGAAGAACTGGCAAAAGCTAACCCGAATTTAGGTGTATCGGTTCAGTGGGAATTCTTCGAAGAACAGATCGCGATCGCGCTACAGTCGTTATCAAAAAAAGCGGAATTCATGACGAAGTATTGCAACATCAAGCAAAATTCTTCGATTGCATGGCTTGACTATGAGACAGTAGCGAAGGCAGCAGGACAACCGCACACACTGGACGACTTCCGGGGTTGCTATTGCGTGGCCGGTATCGACCTTTCACGAACAACCGACCTGACGGCCGTTTCACTGGTTATCGAAAAGGGCGGAAAGAATCACATTATTACACAATTTTTCATGCCACAGGAACGCTACAACGTGGCAATCGACGAAGAAGGCGTCCCATACAACATTTTCAAAGAACAGGGCTATCTCACGATATCGGGAGAACATCAGGTAAATTACAAAGACGTGTTCGCGTGGTTCGTGCGCCTGATAAAAGAATATAAGATCAGACCACTAAAAGTCGGTTACGACAGATATTGCGCGGGTTATCTGGTGGAAGAAATGAAAGAATCAGGCTTCCACATGGACGACGTATATCAGGGAACGAACCTGACGCCTATATTAAACACATTCGAAGGGGATCTGAAAGACGGAATGTATTCGATTGGAGAAAACAACCTGTTAAAATCCCACCTGTTAAACGTGGCCGTTCAGATCCAGACAGACGACAGCAGAATGAAACCTGTCAAGATCGAAAAGCGGGCGCATATAGACGGCGCGGTATCGATCTTCGATGCACTGGCCGTAAAAATGAAATACCACAAGGAAATCGGCAGACAATTACAAAATGCAGCATAAGAGAGGGCGCGTCCCTCTCTTTTTGCGTCTGAAAACAGGTCAGAAATGAACGCACTTAAAAGATAAACTGAACTGTGAATAAAGCCGAAAGGGGGTAGAACGAAACGGGAATATTAAAAGATTTTGCGACATTCCGCAAAATGAAGTTCAGTCCGATTTTCACAATCCGGGGCGAATACAACGCGTCGGCGGATATGGACGCAAGCGATATCATCGGATCAATAACAAATTGTATCGCAACGAACGTCGGAAAACTGACACCGCAGTTGATTCGCACAGATTCGCGCGGAATGATGATTCGCGACGATTATCTGGCGAAACTTCTTTCCTTGCGTTGGTCGCCGGAATTGTCCGTATACGACGCACTGTACAAAATGGCGGCGCAACTTGTCAGAAAATCCAATGCATTCGCAGTGATTTTTTACAATGACGATTTTTCCAAAGTCAAAAGCATTGTGCCAATCACGACACGTGGGTTCAGAGTGTGGGAAGACGAAGAAACCGGAGCAATGTTATTCCGGTTCACGTGGGACTATGACGGTAAGATCTACACGGTCCCGTATCAATCCGTGATCCACCTGAAAGCAAGATTCGACAGAAAGCGTTTTTTAGGATCTGAACCAGATCCGGCATTGAAAAACACACTGGAATTACTGGACGCAACCGGACAGGCATTGCGGAATCTGGTTAAAAATTCCGCCAACCTGAAAGGTTATTTGAAATACAACAACTTTGCGGACGACGAAGAACTGAAAAAGAAAGTAAAAGAATTTCAGGAAGCATACATGGACGCGAGCAACGAAGGCGGACTGGGCGGACTGGATAACACAATGGAATTTCACGAAATCAACCAGAAAGCCCCAACTATTCCGACGCTGCAATCGCAGTTTTTACGCGATAACGTATACCGCTATTACAACGTGAATGAAAATATTTTAATGTCAAAATTTTCAGAATCAGAGTGGAACGCATTTTACGAAAGCGTGATCGAACCGATAGCCCTTCAATTATCACTTGAATTCACATTCAAATTACTGACAGAGCGGGAAAGAGGATTCGGAAACAAGATCATATTTTCTTCAAATCGTTTACAGTATGCGACATTGCAGACACGATCAACAATCGGATCGGTTCTGTATGACCGAGGAATTATCACAATCAACGAATTCCGAGAACTTCTTTACTACGAGCCGATCGAAGACGGCGACGTAAGAATGGTATCGCTGAACTACGTCAAAGCGGACGATCAATCACTGTACCAGACGGGGCAGCAGGACGGAAGCGGCGGTAATGGACCGCCGGAAGGCGACGGACAGCAGCAGGCGGCGAAAGTACCGCTTGAAATGCTTATGAACGCTATCTATGTACAAGCAAAACTGAAAGGGGGCAGACAATGGCGGACGTATTAAAAGGGCTTGAAATCAAAAACATGACCGACGTTTCCGCGGATCTCTACTTTTACGGCGATATCGTGTCGGACTGGTGGGGAGCATGGCAGAACGAAGACCAGTACCCGGACGCTATCAAGAATTTTCTTTCCCAGGCAGAAGGAAAAGACTTGAATGTATATGTTAATTCCGGTGGCGGATCAGTGTTCGCAGGAATGGCGATCTACAACATGATTAAACGCCACGGAGAAAAAAACAAAGTGAAAGTATACGTGGACGGCTTGGCCGGTTCGATTGCATCTGTAATCGCATTTGCGGGAACAGAGCCGCCGGAAATTCCGTCGAATGCATTCTTGATGATTCACAAGCCATGGGGCGCAATTTCCGGCAATGCGGACGAAATGCGAAAAATGGCGGACGATCTGGATAAAATACAGACCGGAATCATGAACGTATACGAAGATCATCTGGCGGAAGGCGTCACGATCGATCAGGTGGAAGCACTGGTAGACGCGGAAACATGGTTGGACGGAAAGGAAGCGGCGAAATATTTCAATATCGCACAGACAGACGCGGCCGATTATGTGGCAGCAGTCGGCGACTATTTGAGCCACGCCGGAAAGTTGCCGGAAAAATTCAAATCTCACCAGAAACAGCCGGAACAGACACCAAAGGGGCCTACACCGGAAGAACAGGCGAAAGCGGCAGCAGACGCCGAAAAAAGAAACCAGATCAAAAGATTATGTATCGAGGGAATGACGAAAGGAGAATAAAGCGAATATGAAGCATGAAGAACTTGTGAACATGAACATGAAAGACCTGAAAGCAAGACTGAAAGAGATCGGCACACAGGCACAGACAGCAGAAGGCGAAGCACTGGACGCCCTGACAACCGAAGCCGAAGACATTAACGGCATTTTACAGGACATTCAGAACCGCGCAAATATCGCGGGACTGGCAGCACAGGCGGGCGACAATGCCGGGGAAGGAACACCGGGAGAGAAAGGCGACGACGTGAAGAATAAAAAACGTGAAGAAAGAGGACAGAGCCTGAAAGACGGAAAAACAGTACAGTTCAACGCAAAGGCAGCGTTCGGATCTGTACAGAATGCGCTTTCTGTCACACAGGCAGTCACACCAAAACACACCGCGAGTGACATAAAAGAGACATTCAACGACGTTTCCTCACTGGTGGATCGTGTCAGAGCAATTCCGTTAAATGGCGGCGAAACATATCAGAGAGGATATGTAAAAAGCTACGGCGACGGCGCAGGAAGCACAGCAGAAAGCGCAGACTATAGCGCAACAGAACCGACATTCGGTTATGTAACCATGGAAAAACAGAAGATCACAGCATACACAGAAGAACCAGAAGAAATGGTTAAGCTTCCGAACGCTGATTACGATTCTGTAGTAGAAGGATCTGTCACACGCGCAATCAGAAAGTACATGAATCGACAGATCTTGATCGGCGACGGCACAAGCGGAAAATTTAAAGGAATTTTCCACAACCCGACAAAAACAGCCGATCAGGTTATTGATCCGGCGACAGACCTTTCTATGAAGGCGATTACAGACGAAACACTGGACGATATCATCTATGGTTACGGAGGAGACGAGGAAGTGGAAGACGTTGCCGTTCTGATCCTGAACAAAAAGGATCTGAAAGCATTTGCGAAACTTAAAGATAAACAGGGACGCAAATTCTACACAATCGTAAATCACGGAAACACCGGAACAATCGACGGCGTACCGTATGTTATCAATTCTGCTTGTAAAGCTGTGACGGACGCGCAGACTTCAACAGCGGAATACTGCATGGCGTATGGGCCACTTAGCAACTACGAAATGCCGATCTTTTCTGATATCGACGCGAGAAAATCAACCGATTACAAATTCAAACAGGGACAGATCGCATACAGAGCAGACATTTTCGCGGGCGGTGCGGTTGCTGCATATAACGGATTTATCCGCGTGAAACGACCGGAAGCAGGAAAATAAGAAACAGAAAGGACGGCTAAACAATGACGTATAACGAACTTGTGGACGCGGCAAAATTGCGCGTCCGAAAACTTTCAAAAGATGCATTAGACGAAGACGTGAAAACCCACGTTGATTTCGTACTGGCAGACCTGAAAAGAATCGGGGTAAACGAAGAAAAGTATCTGAAAGCCCCGGAAGATCCGTTAATCATTGGGGCCGTCCTTGCGTATGTCAAAGCATATTACGGAATGGACGCATACCACGACAAATGGTTAGCGGCCTACGATATGCATTTAACCAGAATCAAAGGGGGCGACTACAAATAGACGCATATATCACACTGGTTGAACCGGGCGAAACCAAAGAAGAAGACGTCAAAAACGGCGTGATCGCAACCGTTGAACCGATCGGGCGTGATGAATTTGTGGCAGCAGGACAAAAGGGCATGAAAGCCCGCCATAAGTTCAACGTATGGGGCAATGAGTACAACGACGAACAGGAAGTTGAATACAACGGTCGCCGCCTGACGATATACCGAAGTTACGGTCCGAAGGATGACGGAAAGATCGAACTGTACGCCGGAGAAAGGGCGGGCAATGTATGAAAGTAAAGATCGACATTGACGGGCTTTCCGACGCGGTACAAGAAGAACTGAAAAACTGGCAAGAAGACACGTGCAACCCGGTTCTGAATGAAGCATACAAAGCGGGAGCAGAAGAAGGGAAGAAAGTTCTTTTACGGGGCGGACCGTACAAGGAGCGCACCGGGAAGTATACGAAGGACTGGGACGTAACGCAAAGAGACAGCAGAGCCGGAAGGATAACCGGGACAGAAAGTTATTCAGTCCATAACAAAAAACATTATCAATTAACACACCTTTTGCAGAACGGACACGCAAGCAGAAACGGCGGGCGTGTCAAAGCCTATCCGCACATCGACAGCGCGGAAGAAAAGGCAGAAAAGGCAGCGACAGACTATATCGAGGATAAGTTAGGGGGATAACATGCCGACGATTGAAGAAATCATCAAAAGAGCAACGGCGATCGGGCTTCCGATCACGAAGAACGCATGGAAGAAGACAGCGAAAAAGCAGATCCCAGATCCGCCGTATATAGTCTATCTAGTTAGCGAAGACCAGAGGGGCGACGATAACAAGAACACAATCCGGGAGATTGACGGATCAATAGAACTGTACACAGACAGAATGCCGGACGAATCACTGGAAGGACGGATCGAAGAAGAAGTTCTTTCTGATCTGTCGTTCAGAAAATATCAGACGGAGATCACTTCCGAAAACATGGTTCAGACGGCGTATGAATTCAATATCACGCAGAAGAAAGGCAGGAAATAGAAATGGCAGAGACAGAAAGAATCATTCTGGGATCTGGAAACGTCCATATGAAATTATTTGACGGAAATCTGCCGTCGGTTGATGAAATTTGCACAGACGAAAATCAGATTTCATACATCCAGGGCGGCGCGACCATTGAGTACAAGCCGAGTTATTACACGGCAAAGGACGACACAAGAAAGATCCAGAAAACCGTTATCACAGACGAAGAAGCCACCATGAAAAGCGGCTTAATGACATTTTGCGGAAACACGCTTGAAAAGATCTGTGATACCGCCCGCGTAAGCTATGCGGAAAAAACTTCGGCCAAAAAGAAAAGAAGAATCGTAAAAGTCGGCGGCGGAAACAATCAGGGCAGAAAGAAATATGTAATTTGTTTCCACCATGAAGATCCGGTGGACGGCGATATCTGGGTAATGATTGTCGGAAACAATCAGGCCGGTTTTTCCCTTGCGTTCGCAAACGACAAAGAAACAGTCGTGGACGCGGAATTCACGGCGTTACCGCAGGACAAGGAAGGAACATTGATTCACTACGAAGAAGAAGTTCTGGAAGATGCGCAGAGTTTAAGCGATACAACCGAACAGAAACCGGTCGCAGATAAATAAAACAGATAAAACGATCACAAGGCGGCGTATAGACAAAAACGCCGCCTTTTTCAGAAGGAGAAAAGACAATGGCGAACATGAACTTTGATTTCAATAAAATTAACAGATCCTTTTTCACGGTAACACTTACGGACGGAAAGAAATTACTGGTTAAGATGCCAAAGAAAGGAACATTCGGAAAACTGGCAGCAGTTCAGGACATGGATACCGACAATATGACAATGGACGACGCAATGGATACGCTAGGCGCGATCGTTGCAGAAGCCCTGTCGAACAATTTACAGGGCGAAAAGATCACAACGGAATACATCACGGATCAGTACGACGTGGAAGAAATGTCAGAATTTGTGGATAACTATATGGCGTTCGTAAACGGAGCAAAGAAAAACCCAAACTAATTATTCCGTACTATGACGATCCAGAATACGAAGAACCAAAGTTTCCACTGAAAACGAAGTCCGAAAAGTTAGTGATTAACTATACCGGGCTAAATATGTGGGAAGTGGAAGAACTGGATCTTGACGTCTATCTGTTTTTAGTACGGGAAGCATTTATCTATTATACAAGCCAAACAGAAAAGGGGCGGGAATACCTAGAAAATTGTTGGCGCATGAAGCAGACAAAACCGGATCGGCAGCGTCTACGCGAAAAATTCAGCAAGAAAGGGGGAGAATAAATGGCGTCAAAAGGCAAAATAGCCGGAATTACTATCGAAATCGGCGGCGATACCACGAAATTAGATAAAGCCTTACAGGGAGTAAACAAACAAACCAGAGACGCACAAAAGGAACTGAAAGAAGTAAACAAATTACTGAAATTAGATCCAAAAAATACGGAACTTCTGGCGCAAAAACAAAAATTACTTGCAGAATCGATCGACGGGACAAAAGAAAAACTGAATATCCTGAAAGACGCCGAAAAGCAGGTTCAACAGCAGTTCGAAAACGGCGAAGCATCAGAAGAACAGTACAGAGCGTTGCAACGCGAAATCATTCAGACAGAACAACAGTTGAAAGACCTGAAAAAACAGGCAGAAGACAGCAACGGCGCACTGGATAAGATCGGAGAAGCCACCGGGAAGATTGGCGAAAAGTCCGAAGCACTGGGAAAGAAGTTACTTCCGGTAACGGCGGGAATAACAGCAGTCGGAACGGCGGCCGTGGCATCATTCAACGAACTTGACGAAGGTTACGACACAATCATAACGAAAACAGGAGCTTCAGGAGAAGCACTGGACGGATTAACAGAATCTATGAACAATGTGTTCGGAGATCTTCCGACAGATGCGGAAACAGCCGGAATTGCGATCGGAGAAGTCAACACAAGATTCGGCGCAACAGGAGAAATACTGGAAGGCCTGTCAAAACAGTTTATCGAATTCGCAGAGATCAACGGAACTGATCTAAATGGTTCGATCGATTCAGTCGACGCGGTTATGACAAAGTTTAACGTCGATGCATCGGAAACGCCGTCAGTGCTTGGACTTCTGACGAAAGCCGGACAAGATACCGGAATTTCAATGGAAACACTACTGGGAACATTGCAGACGAACGGCGCAACACTAAAAGAAATGGGCTTAGATCTCACGGGTTCAGTGAATCTTTTAGCACAGTTCGAAAGCAGCGGCGTTGATGCGTCAACCGCCATGGCAGGATTGAAAAAAGCACAGCAAAACGCAACAGCAGAAGGAAAAACATTAAAAGACGCGTTATCAGAAACGATTGACAAAATCAAAAACGCAGGCAGCGAAACAGATGCGCTACAGGCAGCGACAGAACTATTCGGCAAAAAAGGCGCGGCGGAAATGACGCAGGCAATCAGAGAAGGAAGATTCAGCGTCGAAGATCTGACCGGATCACTGGACGATTATAAAACGACAGTAGAAGATACATTCAATGCAACATTAGATCCGCCGGACAAGGCGAAAGTCGCGTTGAATAATTTAAAAATCGCGGGCACGGATCTTGGCGAAACACTGTTAAATACAGTAACACCAATTCTTGAAAAAGTTGTCGATAAAGTAAAAGAATTCACAGCGTGGTTTTCAAGCCTATCAGACAGTCAGAAAGAAATGATCGTAAAGATTGCGGCGGTTGTGGCAGCAGTCGGACCGGCGTTGATTATCTTCGGAAAAGTGGCGTCGGGAATTAGTCAGATATGCGGTCTAGCGTCGAAACTGGGCGGCTTGCTAAAAGGTGCGCCCGCGCTCATGGGAATTTTATCGAATCCGGTAACAATTGTTATTGCATTGATCGCGGCAGCAGTCGCGGCGATCGTCCTATTGTGGAATAATTGCGAAGGTTTCCGAAATGCCGTGAAGAAAATTCTTTCAGCAATAACGGAATTCTTTCAGAACGCATGGGACAAGATTCAGGAAGCATGGGCGAACGCCCAACCATATTTCGAAATGATAAAAGAAGGAATCAAAACCGCCTTTTCAGTAGTTGCGGAAATCCTGACAGCACCGTTTCGGATCGCTTGGTTTCTGATAACTTCGATCTGGGACATTGCAACTACATATTTTCAGAATGTGTGGATCGGAATCCAGACTGTTTTTTCAGTCGTCGGGCAGGTAATCGGCGGATTTTTCGAATCTGCATGGATCATTACAAAAGGCGTCTGGGACGTAGTTGTTCTGTATTTTCAAACAATCTGGTCGAATATACAGGCCGTATTTTCGGTAGTTGCTACAGTTTTAGGCGGATTTTTTCAAGTTGCATGGACCACAATAACAACCATCTGGGACGTGGCGACGGGATATTTCCAAATGATCTGGTCTGTGATACAGGGAATTTTTTCGGTTGTACAGTCTGTACTCTCCGGCGACTTTTCGGGCGCATGGGAAGCGATCAAAGGTATCTGGTCGGCCGTGACGGGTTGGTTCGGTCAGGTATGGTCAGGGATTCAGAATATTTTCGGATCTGTCGGAAGTTGGTTCGGATCAATCTTTCAGTCAGCATGGAACGCGATTCAGAATGTCTTTTCAAACTGGGGATCGTTCTTTTCCGGCTTGTGGGGCATTATCCGAAACACATTTTCAAATCTGGGAACGTCTATCGCGAACGCGATAGGCGGCGCGGTTAAGTCTGGGATCAATGGCGTAATATCCATGATTCAAAATACGGTCAATTCCGCGATTAGAATTATCAATGGAGCAATTAACTTAATTAACCGTCTTCCGGGCGTATCGGTTGGAAATGTCGGATATTTAAGTCTGCCACGACTGGCGAAGGGTGGTATCTTAACGAACGGCCGCGCGATTGTAGCGGAAGCGGGGCCGGAGATCGTCGAAATGGTAAACGGTAAAACAATCGTTACACCACTTTCAGGAACAGCAAAGAACACGGCACTTGAGAGAAACTTCGGCGGACAGAAAGGAACACTGAAACAAGAAATCAGCATGAATATAGAAAATTTCTATAACAACAGAAAACAGGACGTGCGCGAACTGACGGAAGAAGTTATGGAAATGGCGCAGGAATTAAAGGAAAGGGACGATAAAGTATATGCTTAATGAATTTTACGACGATATCAACAGCTTTACATATAACAGGAAAAATTCCCTTGATATGGGACTGGTAGTATACGAAAAAGAAAACATATACGGCCGTCCCAAACCCGTTATTGAAAAAGTAAACATTCCGGGACGTGGCGACGTGATTCTGAATAATAAAACAGATCCGATCGATAACGAAGAATACGAAGATTTTCAGAAGACGTATAAATGTTATGTTATGCCGGAAGAATATCAGGATCTTGAAATGGTCGCCCGGAATGTGTATGCGTGGTTATACCAGACTGTACAATATGCACGGCTTGACGACAGTTACGAACGCAATTACTACAGAATGGCCCATGTATCGGAAGAAATGTCGGTGGAAGAAATCGCCGCAGCACTTCTGGGAACCTTGGAAATCCAGTTCACATGCCACCCGTATAAATATTCATACGACGGCGAAAGAACACTGACACTCACAAAAACGACAAGCATTTTCAATACAGAAGGGTTTACGGCTTATCCGTACATGAAAATCTATGCGACGGGTGCGGTTACGTTGTATATCAACGATCGCGCCCATACATTCAAGGAAATAGAAGACTATATCGAAGTAGACAGCGCGTTATTAAATGCGTACAAAGGGGACACGCTACAAAATAACAAAATGACTACGACATTATTTCCGAAACTGGTAGCGGGCGAAAATAAAATACGTTGGGCGGGCAATGTGAAGAAAATTGACATTGTGCCGCGTTGGTGTTGTCTGTGATACCGATTCTATATGATCCCCTTGAAACACAATTTGATTCAAACGGAATCGGACTTCTGACGGACGCGATATCTTGCATTGTAGAGGAAGAAAGAAACGGATCTTTTGAACTGACTTTACAATATCCACAAGAAGGACATCTGGCCGATTACATCGTGGAAGATGCAATCATAAAGGCAAAACCAAACGACAAAGACAAAGATCAGCTATTCAGGATCTATAAATCAGGAAAGCCAATCGGCGGCGTGAACACATACTACGCCGAACATATCAGTTATGAATTGAACATGAATCCGGTATGTCACCCGAAGATATCCGGGAAGAACGCACAAGAAGCGATCACGCAGCTTTTAGAAGAAGCAGTGGTCGAAAACAACTATACGGCGTGGTCGGATATCACAACCAGAAACAGCATACAGATAGACGACGTGTTAAGTGTCCGAAACATTCTAGGCGGGACAGAAGGATCAATCCTTGATGTCTGGGGCGGGGAATATCAATTCGATAACTTTATCGTGAAGCTGCATAAATCCCGCGGATCAGATACCGGAGCAACAATCCGGTACGGAAAGAACCTGATTTCAGCAGAGCAGGAAAAAAACATCGGCGACGTGATAACGGCGATATTTCCATATTGTTATTACACACCGGAAAAGGAAGAAGGAGCGACGGAAGAACCAGATCCGGTTTTCGTTTCACTTCCTGAAAAGTTTATCAACACACCAAACGCGGACAAATACGCCCGCCTAAAGTGTGTGCCAATGGATTTTTCAGACGAATTCGAAGACGGCGTGATCGTATCAGAAGAAATGCTTCGCAAGGTTGCAAAAACCTATACAGAAAGCGGAATCGACGAACCGAAAATATCGATCAAAGCAACATTCCAAAATCTGAAAAAGACAAAGGACTATGAAAATATACAGGCACTTGAAACGATCGGAATTTGTGACACTGTAACGGTCATGATCGAAAAACTGGGAATCGAAGTCAAAGCAAAGATCGTTAAATACTCATACGACAGCATCAAAGAGCGATTCGACAGTGTAGAGATCGGAGAACCGAAAACAAACCTGACAAAGGCGATCACGGCAGCACAAAAGGAACAAAAAGAACAGATCGTAAAATCCGCCACCCGCGCGGAAATTATACAGAAACGCATCGAACAGACCATAAAGGACGTGACGGCGGCGATTACCGGAAATTCCGGCGGCCATGTACTTTTATACCCGGCAGAGAATCCGCAGGAAATCTATATCATGGATACAGATTCAACAGCAACGGCGAAAAACGTCTGGCGGTGGAATCTGGCCGGACTGGGACATTCAAGTAACGGAATCGGCGGACCATTTGAAACGGCGATCACGGCAGCAGGTCAGATCGTGGCCGATTTTGTGGCAGTTGGAAAACTAAACGGCGCACTGATCGAAGCCGGGACCATTAACGCGGAATCCCTGTCAGTAGAGTATAAACAGAGCGTAAAGAAGTACACAGATGACGGCGACGCGAAACTGTTATCGGAAATGAAGTCAAGATTCGAAGTAACAGGCGAATCAATCACGGCGGAAGTGGAAAGAGCGCAGGCAGCAGAAAAGACCATATCGGACGATCTGAAACTGACAAAGCAAGACGCGGAAGATTTCAAAGAAAATGTCGAAGGAGCATTCCGGGACGGCATAATCACGGAAACAGAAGCACAGACGATCGAAAGATATATCAAAGAACTGGAAAAAGACAACGCTTCAATCCAAAAGCAATACAACGCGGTTCTGGATTCAGCTTCGAGACAGTCAACAACAACAGAAAGTAATTTTTCGATTAAATTCAATACAGCTTGCAAGACGGAAATATCATCAAGCGACACGAAATACGATTATCTGCATTTATTCTACCAGAAGGACGGGAAAATCTATAAGGCACTAGACAAAGTAAGCGGCGCGGATATTGCCGGGAAAACGTATATCGTGCCGTCAACAGATATTTATATCCAATGGTATTCGGATAGTTCGGGTAATAAATACTACGGATTTTCAATCGACGAGATCAAACAGGTATCAACGGCGGCAGATACAACCGGAACGGAAAGCACACTTCCGACTTACGAAGTGATCGAAGCTGCCACCGTGTCAATGATCCAGACGTCGCACCCATACGAAAATAATATGCGTAAGTTGTGGCATTACAAAAAGCGGACGGCCACACGGTCAACACTTATAAGCAAGAAAAACGCCTACACGAACGCATACAACGCGTTGATAACCGCAATCAACAACGCAATTTCAGACAAAAAGATCACGGCGACAGAGAAAGCAAACGTCAATACGAAATTCGATGCATATAACGCAGCACTGGCGGACTTGAAAGAGACAATCGAAGCAGCGGGCGTGGACGTGGCAGCAGTCGCGGCGGCAGCAGTCGCAGAGTACGCAAGGGCGGCGATCAAAGTAGAAGCAGACAAGATCGAACTCCGGGTAACATCGGCGCAGGCGGAATCCCTGATCGAGCAAAAGGCGGATTCTATCAGATTGAAAGCGTCGAAGATTGCATGGTCGGCGACCTATTCTTCTATGAGTGAATCCGGCATTTTAAAATGTACGTCCGCAGAATTAAAAGGATCTATGAAATGTGGGTATGATTCCGGGTACTGGGTAGAACTTGCAGGAAGCGGAAGACTGACTGGTGGTTATGGATCGGCGCAATACGGATATATTGACTATTCAGCAAGTGCCACGGACGTAGACACCGGGACAAGATACAATGGCCTACAAGTACAGGGCGGATGCATGAGAATTTCAGTCAATCAGTTATCGACAAGAAAAACAAGCAACACCGGCACAATTGCATATATCGGAGCAACAGGCAAATTCGAATATATAAGCAAAATTCAGGACAACGGCGATGGGACGATCACATGGTGGAATTCAACTGTTAGTTTTGAGAATGGACTCATGGTTTCGTCACTGTAAAGGAGAAAAAATGGAACTGGGAGAAACATTACAGATTTTAGAAGGAATTATCTACGAAAAGGCAAAAAGAGAATTGGAAACGGCGGAAACGCCACTATCACTTCAAACGGTCGTCATGGACGCGGTAGCGGCAAAATTCAAAGAAGAAGCATATGAAAATTTGAGAATCAGCACGATGCAGAAAGAAACACAGACAGAAGCGCGCACCGGAACACCGGAAGAACTTCTGAAAGAATTAAATGAGGGAGAGGGGGCGAAGAAATAGTGAAAGGCTACGCAGCGGAAATAAACGGCGACGCAATCTTCCTGACGAAAGACGCGCAACTTGACACGGCGTTAAAAAACGGTTGTAACATTGTCAGAATCGAAGATGACGACGGGCAAACAATAATTGCCACACCGGAAAACGGTTTTCTTGAAGACCGTCCGACATTGGAAGAAACAGGAACAATGACCAACCCATACGCGGAAGCGTTGGCAATGCTAGAGAAAGGGGAAAACTAATGGCAGATATCACAATCACACAAAAGATCACGATCGAACTTGACGGGAAAAGCCCATTTGAATATGTCGTGATGAAACAGGGCGACAAGGGTTCACGAATTCTGGCCGTCTCATTATTACAAAACAAACAACCGTATGAAATCCCAACGGGTTGCACCGCGCGGATTAAATACTATAAGCCGGACGGAAACCCGGTATTGAATGACTGCACCCTGTCAGGGAATGAAATTCTTGTAACCTACACGGAGCAGATGTTAGCGGCTGCAGGCGTCGGAAAAGGCGAAATTGTTCTGTTAAAAAACGGAAAGGAATTGAAGTCAGCAACCTACTACACGAAAATTGTGGAAACAGTATATAAAACCGAAGGACTGACAAGTGATAAAGAATTTCTTTCTGTGGCGACCGTGTTAAACGACATGGATCAGGCAGCGCAGAAGGCAACAGCCGAAGCGAAGATCGCGGAAGCGGCAGCAGCGACGGCGACAGAAAAGGCGCAGGCAGCAACCACGGCAGCAGAAAAGGCAACCACGGCAGCAGGAAAGGCAACCACGGCAGCAGGAGCGGCGGACAAAGCGAAGACCAATGCAGAGAAAGCCACGGAAGCAACAAAAGCAGCGATCAAGAATGCAGAAGAAGCAACAGAAACGGCGAACGCGTCAGCATCTGGGGCAGACATTGCAAAGACCAATGCAGAGAAAGCCACACAGTCGGCAAATACGGCAGCAGGCGACGCACAGAAGGCAACTACGGCAGCAAAAGCAGCAGCGGCAGCATGCGAAGGAATCGCGGCGGGAATCAACACGATTGCAGATACAACAACCGGGAAAACCTACACGATCGGAGTAGACGCCGGACGAATCTATTTAGAAGCGAGGGACTAAAACATGGGAGAAAGAATCTATTTTGCAGATAAAGAAACACTGGATAAAACACACGCCAACACAGAAGCGATTCTGGCAGCAGTCGAAGGCGACGACGGAAAACATAAAAATCATATCCGGTTAGGAATCAAGATTGACAAGAACAACAGCAATCCAAAAACCCGCGTCGAGTACCTTTACGACGCCGTGGGAATGACACCGGCCGCAATGGACTATTCAAACGGCGTTTTCAACTACGGATCATGGGAAAACGAATACTTCACGGCGAAAGACAAAAATTACGCTTGCATGGTCAAATTTGACGGCACAGAAGACTATAAACTCAACCCGAACGATTATTCGAAGAAAGCGGACGGCACGGAATCAGACGTCGCGAATGTCGCATACGGCGGAAACGCAATGGCGGCATTTGTCGGCGGTTGGTTATGTCAGTATGAGACAAAAACACATGAGTATATCATATGGTCCGACGTTCAGTACGACGACAGCTATAATTGTAATCACAGAAAAGATCAGACCGGGGCGATTCGTCCGGGATTCTACAGAAGAATCTACATGCCGACTTTATACAACAATGTCGCCCGTTCAATCTCCGGTCAGCTTTCCATGATGGGCAAAAACGCCACACAGGAAAGAAACTACATCAAAGCAAACGGCAGCGAGTGGGAGCATACATCGTGGAGCGAATACAATTACATTATCTGTCTGTTAAAGATCATGGCAAAAACGGACGATCTAAAAACCGCATACGGAAACGGTAATATGAACGGATATGTCAATGATTCAGCGCAACACTACGGCATATTACAGGCCGGCACACTGGACGACAAGGGGCAGTTCTTCGGGTATAATGCAAATAACAAACAGGTAAAAGTATTCCACACAGAAGCACCATGGGGCGATCAGTGGGAAAGAATCATCGGTCTGATTTGCGACCACGGAAAAGCAAAAATAAGCGCATACGGACCGTATAATTTCACGGGCGAAGGCTACACGGAAGTATACGACTATGTGGAGAAAACAGGAATCACAGAAGCAACGGGCGGTTGGGCGAAGGATTCTATTTCGACAGAACTTGGACGACTGCCGATCACATGGTCCGGGGCCTCAAACACATACTTGACCGCATATTTCTACATCAACCCGACGATTGTTGCGGTGGCGATCGTTGGCGGCTACGCGTACAACGGTGCGGAATGCGGCTTTTGCGTGAATCTGAGCAATTCCGCGTCGAATGCGGGCTGGTACATCGCGCCGGGCCTTTCTTGCAAAATGCCTTTAGCGGCATAGCCGCAAGGGGGATCGGGGGATTTCTCCCCCGCATAGCTTAAAGGAAGAAACAAAAGTAAATATATAAGGGGATAACTTGCGCGCGGTGGCGATCGTTGGCGGCAACGCGAACAACGGTGCGAAATGCGGCTTTTACGTGAATCTGAACAATTCCGCGTCGAATGCGAACTGGAACATCGCGCCGGGCATTTCTTATTAAATCATGGGACATCAACCAAATGCGCGAGTTATTCCTACACCACAGCAGATTGAAATATCTGTAAAGTGAAAATAGAACCGATAAAGGCGCGGACTGGTAAACGCCGGGAATCCGGTAGTTGTATAGCGTGTTGAAGGTCCGCGAGGTAATAAGAAAGAATGATAACATTTAAAAACATAGATCAGAATTTATATGATCCAGAAGGGTTGAAAACTGATTTCAGAAAAACAGCGAAAGGAAAGAGCGGAAAAGAACAGGTTCGGAAGGTAAAGAGAAACCCGGAAAAATACGAAAAGGAACTGGAACGACAGCTTCGGACGAATACATTCACGAAGGCGACGCACCAGACGGAAACGATCAACGAATATTCATGTAAGAAAACACGGGAACTATTGAAGCCGACGTATTTATACGAACAGCCCGCACACCACGCACTGATCCGAGCAATTATGCCCGCACTTATGCGCGGAATGTATGATTTGTCGTGCGGATCGATACCGGGGCGCGGTCCGCATTACGGAAAACGATTTGTTAAAAAGTGGATCAGGAACGATCCGAAAAACTGTAAATATGTATTAAAGTTCGATATCCGGCATTTCTTCCAGAGCATACCGCATAGAAGACTAAAGAAGGCACTGAAAAAGAAGATCCGGGACCGTGTAATTTTAAAGAAATTATTCGCCGTGATCGATTGTTGCAAACAGGGCGTACCGATCGGATTTTATACGTCGCAATGGTTTGGAAACTTTTATTTGACACCATTAGACCATTACATCAAAGAAAAACTTCACGTAAAGAAAATGATCCGGTATGCCGACGACGTGGTATGTTTCGGCAGAAACAAAAAGATATTGCACGAAGCACGAAGAAAGATCGAACAATTCCTGAACGAAGAACTGGGCTTGAAAATGAAACCGGACTGGCAGGTATTTAGATTTGAATATACCGGAAGGGACGGAAAGATTCATGGACGCGCCCTTGATTTTATGGGATTTGTATTTCATAGAAACAGAACAACAATCAGGAAAAGCATTTTGAACAGAATTCAAAAGAAAGTCAACAAAGTGAAAAGAAAAGGGAAAGTCACGTGGAAAGATGCAGCGTCTTTACTTTCAAGAATCGGATATTTTACGTATACCGACACATACAACTACTATCTGGATCATGTAAAACCTTATATCAAAGTTAAGGCATTGAAACAGTTAATCAGCAAACACACAAGAAGGGAGCGACTAAAAAATGGAATGGATCAAAAGAGAAGGAACACAAACAGAACGACCGGCGGATTTAGACATCACATCAAGCGCGACAACCGTATACCAGAGAAGAAACCAGAAACAGGAAGAAAGAGAGAATCAGGACGGAACAAAGGAACTGATCTGGACTTACGAAGAAATGGAAATGAGCCGGGAAGAATACGACAGAGGACAGGCGGAACTTGCGTCGCCGCTTGCACTGGCAATCATGCAGAGTAACACGGAGTTGATCGCAAAGAATGAGTTATTGCAGATTCAAGTCGAAATGTTACTGGACACATTAAGCAACACAGACGAAACGGAAGGAGAATAAACGATGTATGAAAAATTGAAAAATCAGTACGAACAGGGATTCGTTACAAAAGACACACTGAAAACATGGGTTAAGATCAACGCCCTGAAACGCGGCCGCGGAATCACAAAGGCACAGTATAAAGATATTACAGGGGAAACATACACAGCATAAAAAACAGGTCAGAAATGACCGAATAAAAGAAATAGAATCATAACAGAAAGGCGGGTGGAAGGAGTGAAAAAATGAATGAATGGAGCGTTATAGTTATGCTAATCACGTTAGGCGGCGGAATTATCGCACTTGTACGCCCGATCGTAACACTGACAAAAGCGATCACAGAATTAACCGTCACTTGCAAGAATTTAGACGGGCAATTCGCAGCCATGCAGAACAAAAACACAGAGAGTCATAGAAAGATCTGGGAGCATAACGACGAACAGGACAAAAGACTAAACGACCATGAAGCAAGATTGCAAAATATAGAGCATGGAGAAAGGAGAAACACACATGAAAGTAACTAAAGGAACGATCGCAAGAACCGCAATTCTGGTTTTAACAATGATTAACAGCGGACTTGCAATTTTCGGGAAAAGCCCGTTACCAATCAGCGACGAAACCGTGACGCAGGTTGTATCGTTCGGATTTTCCACAGCGGCCGCACTGGTGGCATGGTGGAAGAACAACAGCTTCACAGTTCCCGCGCTGAAAGCGGACGCCATGATGAAAGAAACACGCGTGTATGAGCGGAAAGGACGAAAATAAAATGAGTATGAATGGAATTGACGTCAGCGGGTGGCAGAAAGGCATTGACCTTTCAAAAGTTCCCGCCGATTTCGTAATTATCAAAGCAACACAGGGAACAAGTTATGTAAATTCTGATTGCGACCGGGCATATCAGCAGGCGAAAGCCGCCGGCCGATTACTTGGCGTATATCATTATTTTTCCGGCGGCGATCCGGCTAAAGAAGCAGAACATTTCGTAAACAACATTAAAGGGTATATCGGCGACGCTATTCTGGTTCTTGACTGGGAAGGAGAGCAGAACGCGAAGTTTTCTCAGGGGCCGGCAATCGCAAAGCCGTTTCTTGACAAAGTAAGAGATCTTACAGGCGTAAAGCCGTTGATCTATATGTCGAAAAGTGTATGCCGTCAGCATGACTGGGCGACGGTGGCTGCCGAATATGGTTTATGGGTTGCACAGTACGCGAACAATAACGCGACAGGCTATCAGGCGAACCCATGGACGGACGCAAAGGGCTTCGGAGCATGGGGAACGCCCGCGATCTTCCAGTATTCTTCCGCCGGCCGTTTATCCGGTTACAACGAAAATCTGGATATGAATATCGCATACATGGACGCGACAGCATGGAAAGCCTACGCAAAAGGTACGCAGGCGATCCAGACACCGAAAGCAGACGCACCGAACGGATCAGTCCTTGATCTGGTTTACGGCGTAATGACTGGGAAGTATGGAAACGGCGACGCAAGAAAAGCGGCGCTGAGTTCACGTTACAATGAAGTACAAAGCGAGATCAACCACATTCAGGAAGCGTCAGCGGAAACACTGGCAGCCGAAACGAAGGCGGGCAGATATGGAAATGGCGACGTGAGAAAAGCCGTATTAGGCGGCAAATACGACGCCGTACAGAAGATCATTAACGGGCAAAGCACGGGAAGCGGATCTGACGCGGTGTACTACACGGTAAAGAGTGACGACACCTTGTCAGGAATCGCGGCGAAGTATGGCACTACATACCAGAAGATCGCACAACTTAGCGGAATCAGCAACCCGAACAAAATCTACGTCGGGCAGAAAATCCGCGTAAAATAATGTAACTCAACAACAAAATGTCTTACACCTTCTTAAAATAAAATATGTCACTGGGAAAAGTCATGCGAAAGCGTGGCTTTTTCTCATTGAAAAAAAGAACTGTATCAGATATAATATAAAATCGTATAAACATGAACAGAAAGAGGAAATCTAACCATGAATAAAAATAAATTATTTGAAGAAGAATTGATAAACGCGGTCGATCTGGAAGCAGCACCGCCAACAGAAGAACCGGAACGACAGTATTATTATATTGCGAAAGCCCGTAAATATGTAAAAGAATTATCAGAAAAACTAGGGCGTCCACTTTTCGCGCATGTCACAACCTTTGGTTGTCAGATGAATGCCCGCGACTCAGAAAAACTTGTCGGAATACTAGAGCAGATTG